GCTTTTGCGTTTAAGCCTGTGGCGTTGTTTCGCCAAAAACTTCTGTCAACATGGTGTTGACTTCCTCATCAGTGGCAAATTGCAGATCGTCCATTTTGGCTTTATCGGCTGCCGACATTGCGCCCGCAGCGGTCGTTGTCGCCAAAGAAAGCGCGATACCGTTTTCCCCGACAGAAAGACCATTTGCATTTGTCGCGTCAATTTTAACAGCAACAGCATAGTTTTCAATGCTGATGCCATGGCCGCTGATATACGTATCCACCAAGTCATTGACCGGTAGATAAACATGACTTGCGGTATCGCTGCCGTCCTTGGAATTAATCACAAAGTCGATGTATTTGTCACCGACGGCAGCGCCGGTATAAGGCGTGTCGGCAGTATCGGCGGTTTTCAGTTCGGCCGATTTCACCAGAAAATCTTTCGGGATGTTAATCTTATCGCCGATTGCAGTACCATCTTTAGTGAGCTGATAACTAGACAGAAAGCCGGTTTCCGCCGTTTCCAGTTTTGAGATACTGTACGCCGGTACGGCAATGGCTTCCGCCGTTTTTTTAGCTTCTTCCTTTGCTCTCTGAGTGGCTAATTTCAGTTGTTCCAGTTTGATTGCTTTAGACATAATTCATGTCCTCCTTAAAAAATAAATGTGATTTATCATTTACGGCTGTTGGCCATAAACTTCATTAAGCGTTGCCTCTACTTCGGCATTTGACGCAAAGCTCGCGTCGGAGATTTCTGCAACCGCGTGCGCTGTACCGTCCGGGTCAACCTGCAAACTGTCGCTTGCCATGATACAGCCCGGAGTCGTTTTGGTGGCAATCGGCAGGGACAGTAAACCGCCGTTATTACCGTTTACACCTTCTGTCCAGAGACGACAAGTACCGGAAATAGGCGCGTCCGGTTTGACTTGTGCAGAGAATTGTAAGCCACCGTCTAGCGCGGTAATTGTCAGACTTACGCCGCAGTTATAAGCAGTTTCCTGACTGGCATCATCCAAAGAAGCATCTGGATTATCAGAAGCTTTAATCTCTGATATGGAGACAATCGCCTGAAACGGATAGCGCCCGGAACCAGTTTGTGCCCAACTTTCGACTGGGACAGTAAACGAAACGACTTTCATTCCAACCGCCTGCCGCAGACAATCTTCCATAATGCGGTTGACATCAGCTGTTGTCAAATAAGCAGACGGTGGGAATGCGGTTTGTACATCTGTGACGGAACCGATAATAATATCAAGCGTATATTGACGAATCGTGTTATGCCCGTTTTTGTACGCAAGCACACTATCAGGACAGTCTCCGAGCGTCCCATAAATAATTAAGACTTCCCCGCCGTCCGGGTCATTGGCGTAAACGCCGTACTCGTCAATCCAGACGGTTTCTGTTAATCCACCATTCATGTCAGAACTGAATTGCAGAACTAAAGAAACGATATCGTCCTTGTAAACTGGTTCCTGACAGCTTCCTTCGCCGATTGGTTCAAGCAGTTCCGTGTAATATAACAAATCTTCTTTCGTGGTATTGTCTGATAGTTTTCCCGTACCAAACATAATGCGCGAAAAAGTCAAAGCGGATTCTGTGGCGGCGAGTTTTGCAAATAAACTGCGTCCGGCAGCAGTCACGACAAAGCCTCTGAGTTCGTTCATGGTCAATCACCTCAGTTGTTGTAAAATAGTTCGGGATAACCCGTCGTTATGGTTGGTATCCAGCGTTATATGGGTCTGCTGTTTTCCCGCTGGTTGCAATTCATCCCCGTCAGACCGGGAACCTGTTATGGCCGATTCCGCTCCGATGGGGAAAGGCAAAGAAAAACGTGTTTGCTGTAAATGTGATTCGTCTAAACGAGAATCAGACGAACCCGCAATCCCGTTCATAGAAACAGAATCGGTAAATCTCCGGTTGGGTTCTATGAGAATTTCATTTTGCAATGAGCCGGGTGAACCGGGAATACCTTGTATCATAGCAGTACCAGTAAACCGCCAGTCTGGTTCTATCGAAACTTCATTTTGCAGGGAACCCGGCGAACCTGCAATCCCTCTGATATCAATCTTGTCAGTAAAGTTCCAGTCTGTTTCCAACTGTTCCAGCATCATACGGGAACTTTGCTCCGGCATTTCGCCGCCAACAAAAATTTCAGTAGAAATTGGCTCTCTCTGCGTTAAAAAATCCAGACGTAAATGTGCAGGAATGCGTTTACCAATAATCGTAACGCAGGAGTCCAGCGGAAAAGATTCTGCTGTTTTCAGATCGACAGCTATCAGAATATGACTGTTTTTAAATCCGACTGTTGTCTGACCGGATGTAAAAATATAAATCAGTTCTTTTATTTCCGGCGCGCCGATATGTGCAGTCGGATATAACGTCGCGATAACTGTTTTTCTTCGTTCTTCCAATGGAAGAGAGAGATTTGTGGGAATGCCAAGAAACCGCTCATACGCCGTTATCATGGCGCTGTTTGCGGTTTCGATATAACTGTTATCAATGATACTTTCCAGAGAAAAACGGATATGGTCTAACGCAAAACCCTGTGCCTGCCAGATTGCGTCCATTTCAAGAACGTCCCAATACCAGACGGGATAGAAACTTCTGATTTCTTCATAAACGGAAGGAAGCGCGTTATCGTACAGCCCCAATCAGCTCCACCTCCCCCAATACAGCGACCTGTTCCGCGCTAATTGCGATATTACTGGTGCCGCCGTTTATAGTCAAATTAGTATAATCGAGGACAGGCTCCAATGAATAAAGGATAGCGCCGATGCTTGCCATGCGGACAACAGTTGGCATTTCTTCCGGCGTATCCAGCGCCAGTGTTTTTAGATAATTTGCGAAAGCAGAGACTGCTTCTTTTTGCGCTTGTTCTATTGTATAACCGTTCAGCAAAATAACAGAACATGAAATTTCGATGGGGACTGCTTCTGCCGCAACCGCAGTAAAATACGCGCCGATATTTGCCTTACCTTCTCCAAGACCTGTACCGTCGGGGTCAATATATTCCTGTACACGGGCAACAACCGTATCGGCAGCGGGTAAACCATCCGTGTCAAATAAAACGCCTTTGACCGTGTTATCACCTGCCCAAAGCGGCAGAATGCGTGCACGTCCTACGCCTGCGACTTCCTCACATCATGTTTTGTAATGCTGCTTATTGCCGTTCTGTGCGGGGCCTGCAATCTTTTCCTGTATACGTTTTCGATACGATTCATCGCTTTCTGTTTCCGCGCCCGGTTCTATAAGTTTGCCGAACTGAGAAACAGAAAGTCCGATTATGGTATGCACAGGAACTGCCGGAGTATCCTCTAAAATAAAGTTAGATTCCTCACCGGGTGATTCGGCAATCAGACATAAAACAGCTTCTTCTTTTTGCAGAGTAAAATAAATACCATCTGTAAAAAAGCGCGTACCGATAACAGGAAGTGTCCCTTTATATTTGTATTCGTACCGTGCCGGCGTAGCTTCATTTCGTTTTACGCCGTATTCCTGGCCTTTGCGGTCAAGGTATTCTCCTGTTGCGGTACCCACAAAAACAAGGTCAAGAATACAATCAGCGTCAACATAGAAACTTGCCAGTTTGAACGCGCAGGCTGCGATTGCGTCATAATAGATAGACCCTTGTCGTACATCTACGCCTGCCGGTGCCATATCCAGCATTTCAGCAAGAATCGCTTCATAGGTTCTGCCAGAAAACATAGCCACTTCAAATCACCTCCCGAATCGTCGTCACGCCAAAAATGGTATTCGCCGTAAACTGGATATAACACTTGTCTGCTTCAAATTCAAAACTGAAATCTTCTACACTTAAAACGCGTGTATCCGGTAAAAGTGCGTCCTCAACCATGCGCGGTATTTCAGATTCTACTAATTCACGGCTGGCGCTTTTTGCAATAACAGCGTTTTTAATTTCGCTGCCGTATTGATTATCATACACAAGACACTTCCAGCGCGGCGTGATAAGTGCTTTTCGGATTGCCTGTTCTGTGGCTTTTAAATTGTCAACCCTGCCGACAATTCGTCCTTTATCAAGATCAAGCGCATAAGTCAGACTTGGCGGTTCCGGCGCTTCCTGCAAAGTGGAAATTGGAATGGGAATAAACGTCGGCATATGATTATCTCCTATCCAGAATAAAATATTTTTTGCCGCTGTTGACCGGAAGCAGATAAACGATTTCCCCTGTTTTCAGCGCATTATAAACTGTAATTGTGCCGCGCGTCAGGGTAAAAGTAACCAGATGATGCGGATGCGACC